ATGTTATAAGATTTGCCATCTAGGAGTCCATTAGTAAAAACTTAGGGGAGAAGACTCCCCTTCGTTTTTTACTCTTTTAAATATTAAGCATCAGTACGTACTAGCTTAACAACAGAGATATCAGTAGTACCATTGTTAGCACGCAACTGGTTGAAGCCGAGTGACTGGCTAGCAACAATTACATTACGCTGGTTCATTACTTCGTAATCCTGCTCGATTGATACGCCGCGTAGACGTGGGATAACGTGGTTACGAACGTTAACTGCATAACCAATACTTCCGCCGTCTGTGCCATCGCCTTCAATCTGATCACTGACAATTACTGGAGATCCGTAGATTGCTCCAACAGTACCAGTGATTTTAGTAGCAAGATCTGAGCCTACATCGGTGATGTCAGCAAAACCTGCATCAGCAATTAGATCGTAGTAACGAGCCTGAGATACGATATAAGCAACATCTCCAGCAACCATGCCATACTTACCCATCAACTTACGAGCGTTTAAGAACTCCTGTGCAGTTACAACGGCGTCAACAGTGGTTTGGTTAAGAACGTTAACCTTGTTAGCTGCTGCTAGAGCTTCAAGACCTGCGAAGCCTTCGAGGTTTCCGCCAGTAGCCGTACCGTTAAGTATAGCGTTATCTACTGCACGAGCATGAGCACGGGCAACACCCTCAACCAACATAGGCATTAAGTTAATGAGAACTTCTTCATCAATGTTGTTGTCCATAAAAGTAGTAGAGACAAGACGAGTAGCTTTCAAGATCACTTGCTGAGCATTGTACTGATTTGCATCAACCTGTGGACGGTTGGTTAAGTTACCAGTAGCAACAGTATTAGAGCCCCAAGTTGCAGGAAGTGCATCAGTTTGAATTGGCAATACTTGAGTCTGTGAATTAATAGTAATCTCACGGAAAGCTTGTGCTAACTTAAGCTCGGCCATGATTTCTTTCTCAATTTGAGTAGAAACAGCCTGAGCAATACCTAAAGCACCGGTAGTTACAGCAGCTAAGCCTGAATCCCATTCAACGCCGAATTTTTGCATAACGCCCTGAGAGTAGTTAGTGTTCCAGCCTTTGCCAGTCATAACACCTAGTAAGTGACCGTACATAAGCTCTTTTGCAAAAGGAGTCATATCGGCATCTGAAGCACTTGAACGATCAGTGAAACTTTTCTTGCTATTAGTCATAGCAGTCATTTCAGCTGATTTCTCTTCGAGTTCTTTAGCATACTTAGCTAGTACTTCGTCCATCTTCGCGTCTTTCGCAGTGATTTCTGCACGTACATCAGCCATAAGGGCGTCAATACCTGACTGAATACCAGTCTTAACTTTAATTTCTTGTCCTTCAATAAATGAAGCTTGTTCAGCTGCTTTTTCTGTTTCTGCTTGCTCAGCTGCTTTTTGCTCGGCTTGCTTCATAGCAATCTTAGCAGCAGTTTCATCTGCTACCTTCTTTGCAAAAGCTTCCAAGTCGATGTTTTGATTATCCATCTTGATCTCCTGATCTGCGGAATTAATGTCCGCGCTTTGAGGTGTGTTGTCACTAGCTATTCCCGAAGTAATAACTTCATCCTTAGCCAGAGACTGACCTGCTAGATCTACACGATTTGTGAAAGTTTTTTTGAATTCTTCGTACTCTTCAGTAGAGTCAAAAGACTTCGCGAGCGAAAAAGTAGCTGCTTGGTTGCAAGGTACGGAAACAACCGATACCTCAAATAACTCAGCGTCCTTAATCATTAATCCGTCGGTTTCCTTTATATAATCAGCATCCTTGACTCGGAAACCTACGGAAAAGGCTCCAAGAACACCGTCTTTTACTAGCTCAGCTACGTTGCCATGTGCACTTTTACTAATCTTGCACTCTAGCTCCAGACCCTCCGGGCCTGCTTTCATACCTGTTGCTCTACCAATTGGTCTATCATAATCATGATTAAATAGAATAATTGGATTTTTTTCAAAGTTTTTAAGTCCACCTTTCTGCCAAGCTTCTGCTGAGATGGAGTCACCTGCGCGATCAAAGTCAGCCGTACTTGCCATGCCCCGAATCATGACAGATCCATCGTCATTCTCGAGAGCTTTAAAAGTAGAAGTAAGATTAAAGATTTTATTCATCATCTTTCTCTTCTTTAACTGCTGGTTTAATAGCAGGCTTGACCGCAGCTTTAGGAGCAGGCTTTGGTACCTTAGGTGGGACAGGCTTAGGCTTTGGCGGAGGATTCTCCTTAAGCTTGATCTGTGCCCATACTTCGGGAAGATTGGTTTCCATAATACCTAACATACGACTCCAACTTCCAAAATGATTTAATACAATACCTGCTCTAACAGGTGTTCGCGTTTTCATGTGTTCATAATCATGCTTAGTAAGGACTCTGCCCTCTTCTAACATAACCATTGATACTGCTTCGAGGACGCTACCTCTTTGTCTCATGCTTCCCATTATTCCTCCGGTTCTTCGACAGGCCTTCCGCCTTCGTCAGGGTTAGTTGCAGAACCAGCAATATTTGCTGGAACGCGGATTTCTTCAGTACCCGTTACAAAATCGAAGCCTAAGGCTTTTCGTGCTTCTGCAGGGGTTATAATTCCTCCGTTTACTAAAGATGTATAGTAAGCGGAAGAGTCTCTTAGCTCTGGTTGTAAGGCAGGAATATTAGTAATATCCTCACGCAACTCAAAACCAAAGTATCTTTCCAGTCCATAATTAATTTTTCGAACAATAGGAAGTATAGTCTCAAGATAATACAATCGCATATTTGGGCGAATGTTAGCATTATTACCCGAATCCATCATAATTGGAGGGATTCCAAGTGCCTTTAAGATTATCTTTTCATTGTCTGCTATCGAAGTTTGAAAATCCAAATCTTTAAAATTTACATTTGAGATAGAATCTACTTCAATTCCACCATCTAAGATGAGAGGTCGTCGACCACCTGCATCTGGACGGTATCTTGCTTGCCAAGAACTTATCATTCGTTCTTTGATTTTCTCAGAAAGTGTATTTGGTGATTTTAGTACTAAACCCGGAACTGCTCCGTTCTTGAAGAAGTTATCTTGGAAAGCTCTCATGTTTTTCATAAGAACCATAGTACGCATTGCAGGTTTTAAACGTGGCACTCCACGATAGATAGAGTGAAAAGAATTCTCTTTAATATGAATGATTTCATCTGGACTGAAAGTAATATCGTGCATAGTAAATTTTTCGATATAAGTTTCTTTACTAGAATGGATCGTTACATCAGTAGCAGGTAAATGATAGAGATGTGCTCCATCAAAGTACATAAAAATATTTCCGTCAATTAAAAAGTCACTAATTAAATTACGTTTAAAACTATTAATGTCTTGATAAGGGTTTGGAGACTTATTAAGAAGCACTTCAACTTTAGAGGCTTTAATACCTGGAATAACACCTCGGAAAGAGTTCTCTCTTGATACTAAAGTATGAATCTCAGCTACATCATCAACGATCATATTTACGCCGCGATTAACGATTTCTAAGTCTTCATAGGCTTTCTCATAGCTAAAGCTAGGCTCATGAGAAGGGGTAATATTACCTCCCATATGAAACTGTGCAGGGTTAAGTTTCTCCTCCACTTCTATCACTTTTTGCCCAAAAATATTATTATACCAAGCCATGTTTTTCTCTTTGAATCTCTACCCAGCGCATTTGCTTCTTCGCAGTCCCTAGCGCAGGATCTTTACCATAAATTGAATGCAACTTTAAATGATGTGTATGACACAAAGTCACCGTATCATCGTAAAGCTCGGCAGAGTGTTCTTCTATAAAGTCATCCCGAAGCGATTGAATATACTCAGGGTTGTGTTTATTCTTTGCAAGCCACTGGTTAAGCAGGGGCGTTAAACTATAGTAGTGGTGAAAATCAAGCTGTTCAGTTTCACCACAAATCTCGCAAGAGGAACCTTTCTCATACCTAGACTTTGCCTTATCTCGTACATACTTTACAACATCACGTTTTAGCTTAGGCATTTGCTTTGGGTTCCTGATTTTTCATTAGAAGAATTATATCGGCTTTAGGGTGTCTTGTCAATAACTATTTTTGCACAGGTGTCGTCAGAAGCTTATATTCGCGGTTATGAATGAATATAATGCATACCGAATTGCGTCTGCCATGTGAGAAGCATTGTTATGTCTCGGTTTTTCCCTTGCTAAGTTAGGGTTTGGGTCCCATTGATAGGAGTCTACACAGATGAGGGATTCTTTGGCTTCTTGATCAATAACAAGTTTACCGTTATCAATGATACTGGCGACATGACCAATTCCATCGAGGACAGATTTCTTCGCGTTAATAGTTGAGATTCCATAGTTCTGCGCGAA